ATGTTATAATAGCCGGCTCAATTAATAACTCGAGTGTTATTATGGCGGCCGGCCCTCTCATGGGCAGCGAACCTCTCGAGTCGGCTCGACCGAGCTCGTCAGTCATGCCTAGACCGTCACCGCCTCGATCGAGCACGGCTAAGCCAAATCATCTGCAGCTATCGGCGATAGACCTGATAGTCTATCCATATTCTCCGACGATATATAGCTTTATCGTGAATCGTCCCAGAAGCTTAAACTGATATGGAGAATGAGCAGTGCCGATAACCGTACAAGTATTAAAAAATCTCTGCCCATATGGCAAGTCAGGCCTGATCGATGAGGTGGTAGATAACTTCAACAAGTTGGCGCCAAACTTCAGTGTTACGAGCGATCTGCGCGTGTGTCACTTCTTCGCTCAGGCCGCCGTGGAGACCGATTGGTTCAAGACGCTGCAGGAGTACGCCTCCGGCGCGGAGTACGAGGGACGATCTGATCTAGGCAACGTCAACCCAGGCGATGGCGTTAGATATAAGGGTCGAGGAATATTTCAGACTACTGGTCGCTACAACTACAACGACGTCGGCAAGAAGATGGGTATAGACCTATTGTCCGACCCGCAGCAGCTTCTCGAGCCTAAGAACGCAGTTCTCTCGGCTCTAATATATTGGCGCGACCATAAGATCGAGTCCATGGCAGATGCCGATGACGTCTACGCGGTGACTCGCGCTATAAATGGCGGGTACAACGGTATTAACGAGCGCAGGCGCGCTCTCGACGTTCTCAAGGCTACTCTGAACAAGAAGTTCATCGGCGCCGGCAGCAGCTTGGCTGACGTGGAGCACGTTCAGATAATGCTGAAGGTTCTTGGTTATAAAGTTGGAGTTGTAGACGGGGTGTACGGGCCAGCCACATCCCAAGCAGTTCGTTTATTTCAGAGCGATAACTCTCTGCCCCAGACCGGCCTGGTGGAAGACAACACTCTAGCGCAAATAGAGAAAAAGTTTAATGAAAAAAAGAAAGAATAAAAATACGGCGCCCGATATTATGCACAGTTGGATAGCGAAGTTTATAGCGGTTGTAACAGTACTATCGTTCTTCTCATACATCGGGGCAGTTACATTCTACCCGTTGATATGCTGCGGTAAAGACATGAACATGGAGTTCGTGAATCTGGCGATCGGTTGGATCGGCGGTGTGGCGACGGCTGTGATCACCTTCTACTTCGGCTCGTCTCAGTCCAGTGTGGATAAGAATGAGTTGATCAACAAGGCGATCGGTAAGGCTGCCGCACCGGCGTCGATAAGCGTAATAAGAGAAAAGATAGATGAGGTTAAGAAGAACGACCCTTAAAGACGTAGAGTCTCTTCTAGAGATAGAGAGACTCTCATTTAAGTCTAGCGCTTTTTCCCGCAGGTCTATATTATATCACGTCAGGAATAACTTAGTCATATGCGCCGAGTCGAAAGATAAGATCGTCGGCTATATCTGCCTATCTCCACTGACCAAGAGAAAGCGCAGGAGAGTATACTCAATAGCCGTGCATCCGGATCACAGGAAAAACGGTGTAGCCGAAAGCCTTATGGTAGAGGCTGAGCGAAAGTCTAAGTCTAGAGAGATATATCTCGAGGTAGATGTGACCAACATCGGCGCGATAAGGCTCTACACAGGTCTAGGATATGAGACTTTTGGCCGCTACGTGGGATACTACGGCAGGACTGACGCCCTCAGGATGAAGAAGTTCATTTAGTAGTTTACTTTTAGACACGTCTGGTGTATAATTAGACATATAGCCAGGAGTGTGTCATGATCGAGGTTCAATATACTGTGCGCGGCGATGATCGACTGGGCTATCTGGAAGATCACGTAAGGCGCTTTGACTCAATGCCGGAGGTCTATGACTTCATCAAGCGAGTAATGCTCCACCGTCGCGTCGATGGTAAACTCGTGATTGGCACGCCTCTCGTCGAAGACGTCAATAAGTAATTTGCTACTTCTCGAGACGCTTCTTAGACTGTATTAGGAACGTCTCGAGACTTTTAAGCTTGTTACGGCATACCTCGAGATTAGACTTAAGCTCTACTACTACTTTAGCTACCTGGAGATCTGTCAGAGTAGAGATGTCTGGAATGACTACTGTATCAGGGCAGTCAAACATCTCCCGGTCTGGCATCACGACTACCGGCTTCTCTCTGGTGAGAAACTCTACAGACGGCCCGCACCCTGAGATGGCTATAGCTATAGCTAGCAGTATCAACATTCTCATTGCGCTATATCTCGGAGTGTTTTCTTGAGAATTTCTGAAGCCGGTCTATCAAGTCTCTTAGCCTCGTCAGAGCCGAGAAAGTTATTGATTCCCGATAGCTTCTTATCAAGATTTTGCTTAAACTGCTTTTCATCTTCTAATATCTTGTCTTGAACTTGTTTAATATCCGTAAGCTTCTGGTTAAACTCTTTCTGGTCTTTAAGGAGCTGCTCAAGCTGAGACTGGTTAAACTCGAGAAGAGCTCTCTGCTCGATCGAGTGCTCCCACCAGAAGTACACAAAGACGACGGCAGCAGCGCCAGCGATATATCTCCAGTAGCTGGAAAGGAATGGCAAGATCAAAGCAAGCATAATTATCCTTCTTTTCAAGTATTTATAAATAGTAACGCCATGCGATTTGTAAGAATTCCAGAGCACGCTATAGAAAAAGCTGCAGCCATGATGGAGCAGCTCGGCGAGCCAGAAGACAACAGCTTCACCAGCATCATGAGTAAGATCGCTGTATTTAAGGAAGCTGAGATGACACCCATCGTGCTGATGGATCCTACTAGCTACGCCGTCTACGTAGTTGCCGAAGAAACTTTTATGAAAAAGTTGAACTGAGGCCTTTACAAGTTCAACTCGAATACCTATATAATACTGGCGCGACCTAACAGTGCGCTTTCTCAACAACCTTGCCTAACCGGAGGTACTACATGAAGACTTATAGTTTTGACAGCACTTGGGCTGATACCATCAACAAGATGTCCAAGAACTTTATCGGCTTCGACAAGATGTTCAACTCCATGATGGAGTCATCTGAAGCCCTGGCCAAAGCGGCCAACACCTACCCGCCATACAACATCAAGAAAGTCGACGAGAACAAGTACGTCATCGAGCTCGCCGTTGCTGGCTTCAGCAAGCAGGACATCGAGATCACCCTCGACGAAGACAAGCTCGTAATCGACGGTAAGACAACACTTGATACCGCGATCGGCGATGGAGTAAACCAGACATTCCTCTACAAGGGAATCTCTGAGCGCCCGTTCAAGCGCGTGTTCGCTCTGGCCGATAACGTCGAGATCAAGAACGCAGAGATGATCAACGGTCTCCTTAAGATCTGGCTTGAGAACATAATCCCAGAGCACAAGAAGCCGAAGAAGATCAACATCGGCGAGAAGCCAGTCTCTGACAAGAAGCTCCTGACAGAGGGAGACAAAAGTCATGATTAAGACATTCTTGAACCGCGTGTGGGACTACCTCACGATGCCTGGAGAGATCATAACGCAGTCTAAGTATCTGTCTCAGGCGACAGATACCGCTGATCTAGAGCGCAGGATGCGCGAGGTGCAGCGCGCTCGAGTGAGACTGCAACACCTGTGAGAGCGGGGGCTTCGGCCCCCTCTTTCTTGTTTACATCTAGTCGTAACTGTTATATAATGGGCGCATGGCATTCTACACCAACTTCTTCAGCAGGGGTAGTCGAGTATATCTCCGCGGCTACGACAAGGGTCAATTCTTCGACGAGGTCGTATACTACAAGCCATATCTCTTCGTTCCCAGCAAGAAGGGTACGTTTAGGACTATCGACGGGCGCCAGGTAGATAAGGTTCAGTTCGACACTATCCGAGACGCTAGAGACTTCGTGGAGAAGTATAAGGACGTCGAGCAGTTCAAGGTATATGGCTCTACAAACTTTCCATACGTTTACATCAACGACAGATTCCGCGGCGACGTGGAGTACGATCCCACCAAGGTAAGCGTCGTAACTCTCGACATCGAGTGCGACTCGTCCGACGGCTTTCCAGACATCGCGACAGCCGACAAGATGCTCACCGCGATTACCCTTAGAAAAAAGGGCAAGAGCGTCGCGTTTAGCTACGGCGACTTCAAGACCGACGACCCAAAGATCTTCTACGTCAAGTGCGAGAACGAGGAAGACCTGATCAAGAAGTTCATCAAGGTATGGACCTCTCGCGCCTGGCAGCCAGACATCGTCACCGGCTGGTACATCGAGTTCTTCGATATTCCCTATCTGATCAACCGCATCGCGCGTGTTCTAGACATGGACTGGGCGAAGAAGCTCTCGCCGTGGAAGATGCTAGACGAGCGCAAGGTTGAGTTCAGGGGTAAGGAGGCGCAGAGCTTTAACATACCAGGCCTAGCAGTTCTCGACTACTACCAGCTGTACCGCAAGTTCAGCTTCTCCAACCACGAGAGCTACAAGCTAGACTACATCGCATCCGTCGAGCTGGGCGAGAAGAAAGTCGACTACTCCGAGTACGGGACGCTTCACGGGCTGTACCACAGCAACTTCCAGAAATTCATCGAGTATAACATCCATGACTGCGTGCTCGTCGACAAGCTGGACGACAAGCTTAAGCTGATCGAGCAGGTCATGGCTCTCGCCTATGACGCTAAGGTCAACTTTACGGACACGCTGACCACAGTGCGGTCTTGGGATACTATTATCCACAACTACCTGATGCGTAGCAGTGTCGTCGTTCCACCGATGAGGGATAGCCGCGGCTTCAGCGCTCTGGTGGGCGGCCACGTCAAGGAGCCACAGCTCGGGATGCACAAGTGGGTGGTGTCTTACGACTTGAACAGCCTGTACCCGCATCTCATCATGCAGTACAACATCAGCCCTGAGACGTTTGACAGGCGCGTTGAGATGCCTTCCATCGACTTCCTTCTCGAAGGCACTTGGGAATATCCCGACACCGCGGTTGCGTACGCCGCAAACGGGTGCACATATCGCAAGGATAAGCAGGGGTTCCTACCCGAGCTGATGGAGAAGATGTACGACGATCGATCGAAGTACAAGAAGATGTCGATCGAGGCCAAGAAGAAGTACGAGGAGACCAAGAACGTCGACGATCTAAAGCTTGTGGCCAGATATCACAACCTCCAGCTCGCCAAGAAGATTCAGCTAAACTCAGCCTACGGCGCTCTCGCCAACGAGTACTTCAGGTGGTTTAACTTCAACCACGCCGAAGCGATTACTACGTCCGGACAGCTCTCGATTCGCTGGATCGAGAAGAAGATGAACGCCTTCATGAACAAGCTCATGAAGACCGATGATAACGACTACGTGATCGCGTCAGATACCGACTCAATCTACATCAACTTTGGTCCTGTCGTCGAGTACCTAGGTTTAAGCGATAAAACTGATCATGAGATCTGCGGCCTGATCGACAAGTTCTCAGAGCAGAAGATCGTTCCATACATGGAGCAGTCTTACGGCGAGCTCGCTGAAATGATGTCTGCATACAAGCAGAAGATGCAGATGAAGCGCGAGACCATCGCCAACAAGGCGATATGGAAGGCGAAGAAGATGTACATCATGAACGCCCTAGACATCGAGGGCGTGGTGTACAAGGAGCCCAAGCTTAAGCTGCAGGGCATCGAGGCCGTACGTTCTTCCACGCCGCACGTCTGCCGCGACAGCATTATGACCGCGATCAAGCTGGTCGTTAGTCGCGACGTCGTGACCCTGCGCGAGTACGCCGAGAGCTTTAAGAAAGAGTTCATGAGCATGCGCTTTGAGCAGGTCGCGTTCCCACGGTCGGTGAAGGAGATCGGTAAGTGGAGAGACAGCTCCAGCATCTATAAGAAGGGAACACCGATTCACGTCAAGGGCGCGCTGATCTTTAACGATCTCCTGAAGCGTCACGGGATCAAGAACATACAGCCCATATCAGACGGCGACAAGATCAAGTTCTCATACCTGAAGATGCCAAACCCAATCAAGGACACCGTCATCTCGGTTCCCGACTTCCTGCCGGATGAGTTCGAGCTGGATAGATATATAGACCGCGAGCTCCAGTTTCAGAAGACGTTCCTAGACCCGATTAGATCGATCTGCGACATCATTGGCTGGAAGCTCGAGGAAGTCGCAACGCTGGAGAATTTCTTCTCATGACAGACAAAGACTTAGAGGACGACTTTGGGTTCTCACTTATATCCGAGGAAGAGCTCAACGCGGGCGTCCAAGACGTAACAGACAAGCTTCACGGGCTTCGCAAGATGGTGATGCCCCTGCTCAATAATCTCATGAAAAATCCAGACAAGGAGTACATCTTCTGGCCAGATCGAGTTAAGAAGATACAAGCGTTCATCAAGAAGATGGACGCGTATATCGAGCAATAATAGTTTACAAATCAATACAACTAGTATACAATAATACACCGCACATACAGGAGATATGAATGTCGCTCAGAGATAAGCTGATCAAGAATAGTACCGTCAAGCTGACCAACACGCTGGCAGACTCAACGGTTTTCACCACCAAGGACATGATTCCCACCTCAGTGCCGATGATCAACGTCGCGCTGTCCGGCGATCCCAACGGCGGTCTGACAGCCGGCACGACCATGATAGCCGGCCCGTCTAAACACTTTAAGACAGCGTTCGCCCTGCTCATGGCCAAGTCTTATCTGGACAAATACGCCGACGGTGTCGTTCTCCTGTACGACTCTGAGTTCGGCTCACCGCAGGACTACTTCCAGTCGTTCGGAATCGATCTGGAACGCGTGGTACACACGCCGATCACTGACTTCGAGCAGCTTCGCCACGACTGCAGCACGCAGCTAGAGAGCATCGAGCGCGACGATCACGTCATGATCCTAGTAGACTCGATCGGTAATCTGGCCTCACGCAAGGAGGTCGAGGACGCGATCAACAAAGAGGCCTCTCCCGCAGACTTCACTCGAGCCAAGGTGAACAAGTCGTTCTTCCGCATCGTTACCCCCAAGCTAAACCTCAAGAACATCCCAATGGTAGTGATCAATCACACCTACATGACCATGGAGATGTTCTCCAAGCCCGTGGTCGGCGGCGGTACAGGTTCTTACTACGGCGCAGACAACATCTGGATCCTGGGCCGACAGCAGGACAAGGACGCCGACAAGAAGGTCGCTGGATATAACTTTGTGATCAACGTCGACAAGTCTCGCTTCGTCAAGGAGAAGAGCAAGATCCTGATCAACGTGACTCACGCCGAAGGCATCAACCGCTGGTCTGGACTGCTTGAGAACGCGCTTGAGTCTGGATTTGTGGCCAAGCCGAAGAACGGTCGCTACGTAGTAGCCGATCCGGATACCGGCGAGGTGAAGACTAAGGAGATGAAGGAGGAAGACATCGAGTCTAACGCTGACGTATGGAAGGCAATCCTCAACGACGATCGCTTCGTGGCCTTCCTCCGCAATAAATATAAGCTCGGGACGAGCAACATCCTTCAGAACGACGATGAGTGATTTGAATGATCTTAGAAAAGGTAATTCTAACGAACCTCGCGCTCAACGAGGAGTTCGCTAGGAAAGTCATACCATTCATCAAGTCTGAGTACTTCCATGACCGCGTCGATAAGACTATATTTGAGCTCATCGACACATACTCTAAGAAGTATAATAAGTTCCCGTCGCGCGAGGCTCTAGCCGTTGAGCTCTCGTCGCGACAGAACTTGGGTGAGGAGAACTTCAAGCAGTGCACCGAGTTCGTCGAGAAGATGGATCTCGATGACAGCGACTTCCAGTGGCTAGTCGATCAGACTGAGAAGTTCTGCCAGGACAAGGCGATCTACAACGCCATCATGACGTCGATCCACATCCTCGACGACAAGACCGGTAAGCTGGCCAAGGGATCGATCCCTAAGCTGCTGTCAGACGCTTTGGCTGTTAACTTCGACACGAGCATCGGTCACGACTTCCTGCTAGACTCCGAGTCGCGGTTTGAGTTCTATCGCCGCAAGGAGGAAAAGATACCGTTCGATCTCGCGCTGTTCAACACGATCACCAAGGGCGGTCTGTCTAGAAAGACTCTGAACATCGTGCTGGCCGGTACCGGCGTGGGCAAGTCGATGTTCATGTGCCACGCAGCAGCTCACAACCTGTCCGAGGGCAGGAGCGTTCTGTACATCACCCTCGAGATGGCCGAGGAGAGAATCGCCGAGCGAATAGACGCTAACCTCCTGGACATATCTCTAGACGAGATCGAGATGATACCAAAGGAGTCGTACGAGGCTAAGATCGAGCGCCTTAAGTCTAAGACAAAGGGTCGTTTGATCATCAAGGAGTATCCGACGGCGTGCGCCTCGTCGAGTAACTTCAGGCACCTAATCGAGGAGCTGAAGATAAAGAAGAACTTCATCCCCGATGTTATCTACATCGACTATCTAAACATCTGCGCATCGGCGAGGATTAAGCATGGAGCCAACGTCAATTCTTATACCTATATCAAGGCAATCGCAGAAGAGCTTCGAGGCCTTGCCGTGGAGTTCGATGTACCTGTCGTCTCTGCGACTCAAACAACTCGAGGCGGATATACGAGCAGCGACTTGGGACTGGAAGATACATCAGAATCCTTTGGACTCCCGGCCACAGCTGATTTTATGTTTGCAATCATCTCGACCGAAGAGTTTGAGTCACTCAATCAAGTCCTGGTTAAGCAGCTCAAGAATCGCTATTCTGACGTTGGGTCTAACCGTAGGTTTATGCTTGGGGTGGATCGCCGAAAGA